TCAGAACCAACGATTATGTTTTACATAAAAATAGGTAACAATGATGATCCCTGCAAAGGTAAGAATACCAAAATAGTCAGGCAGGAAACGCGCGAATATATAAGCACCAGCAACGATGAGTGCTATAGGGATGTAATAAATATAAGACTGCAGAAACCATAATATTGCTCGTTTCATCTTTTTAATAACTCATATAAAGCATCGCCGATTATTTCCTCATTGTTTCCACCTGATTCAACTTGATAAATTATTTTTGTCATTTGTGGTTCAATAAGAAAATAAAGCATCTCAAGATTCTGTTGGTACAAGGCCTGATAATATTCTGAATCCTGAAATTTGAGCTTATTAGCCGCTAATGCAGCTACCTGCGCTTTCGAATAGATTATGGCGCCGTTAACATACATTGATGATAATGAATTGACCATTCTGATATGCGACTGATGAAAATCACCACTACTGATTATGAGCTTTGCAATAGTTAAGGACAGCGCTAGTTTGCTGGATTTTTCGGCGTACTCATAAGCCTTATCGCCTAATTCCTTTTTAAGAAAGACAGCGAGATTGCTACTCTTTTGCTCTCCAAGTCGTTTGAGAGTTTTCCGAAAGTAAATCTCAACCATATCAAGAGCAACATCGTTTCGATTATAAATTTCAGCAAGTGCTAATGTTAGACGGCGGTCCTCATTTATTAGCTCGCGACAGGCATTGCGGTAGTAATCGTCTGGTATCAAGCACGAGCCATAGTTCATTAAACGCTGTGTACCAAGCTTCAGATTTTCGATAGTGCTCATATTGGTGGCTTGTATTTCTCGCAATGCTTTGGTAAGCGCCAGAGCTAAATTCCTTTCTGATTGCAGCTTCATTTTTGCATAGCCTTCTGCCATTGTAATTTCCCTTGTTGTAACATGACCCTGTCAATAATTGATCATCGTTGTCATAGGGGGCAAGGAAGATAATGAAAAAAAGCGGTAGAGTGGCAATTTATGTTCTGGTAGTAATTATTTTCTTTCTAACTATTCCAGAGATCGTCGTTCGTGTACTCACTCCGGAGCAGTTTGCACGATTGAGTGATTTCACTAGCTTTGGTGGCTTGTTCAGTCATCTCCTTTCTTTACTAGTTTTCCTTGGCTTAGCTTCAATTCTCCTGGGCGTACTCGCCATTTTGGCAACGAAAAAAATTTACCGGCATTTCACTCGATACAAAAGCTAATCATAAAACTGACCCGCAAGGTGGTCGTCGAGGCGAAGTTAAGCCTGTTCTGCTCTGCGTCATACAGTTGGGGTCTGGATTGGGAACGGGCTCAGTTAAGAAGTAGGGGGACGATAAAGGGCCGCTGTCAGTAACATAGAAAAAAGCCACTCGCTGGAGTGGCTTAATTATATGATTGCAAAGCTAAAATTTGGTGGCCCCTGCTGGACTTGAACCAGCGACCAAGCGATTATGAGTGCCTATCACAACAACCGAAAATCATTGCTTTGCGTTATTTATCATTGACATAGATTGCCACTATTTGCCAATGATTACCCATTATTCGCCATTTCTACCGCCACTTTATCGCCACCAATGATGGTTTCTTTTAATGCTAAAACTGGATTAGAAATTTTTGAGCTGAAAACTTCAAAGACGAAATCCTTAAGACTCTTCAAATCGTCATCTTCAACATTCCTTTCAGTGAGAAATTTCTCAACAAAGGCAGGACCATGAAGGCCAGTTTCTGCACTGAAATTCTCAATTTCACCAACTGGAATCAGAAATATTCCCAAGGCTTTTAGCTCATTATTGAATTCATGAAATATCTTACGTATATTACCCTTAGGTAATCCGGTTATACCATTATCCTTAACATGACTCCATGGTTTCTTTTGTTTGAAAAATTCTTCTATTTTATTCTTTGAAACTTTATCTGCAGGTGTTTTTTCTAGAAATTCAAGAATATTTTTCTTGATATCCTCATTACTAATTACCTTGCATTTTTGCGTTATCTCTGCATTTATCTGATCCCATAGAGTTAAAACTTTATCCAATTTCTCGACCTCACAACCAAAAGCCAATAAAGTTTTTTTCAATATGTTTTTTTCTGAAATAAGATCAAAGTCGAAAATTGATTTGACAGGAACGCCGGATAATCGTAGTGCATTTGCAATTCCTGGTATAGCATGCTTTCCGCCTGTTGGAACAAAACATGTGTCAGGAAAAATATGGTTATGTTCATTTATCAGATGATCTGCAACATAATTGAATAATCTACAGTCGCTATCATCTTCGCAGATAATTACCTGCTCATGAAAAATAGCCTCTAATGCATTTGAATATCTCAGATTTGGTTTTGACCATAGTTCTTTTACGATTGTCTGATCTAGTTCATGTATATAATTAACATTGTTGTCTCTTCTTACTCTTATAACTTTGAGGTCTCCCTTTGTTCCTTCAAGAAAACCTCGGAGAATATCGCTACTATGAGTAGCAACTATCAATTGCCCATTTACTTCCTCTGAAAGTGTTTGCCCTAATCTCCGCATTTGTGGTGGATGTAAAAATGCTTCGGGTTCATCAATCATTGTAACATCGTAGTTATGAGCAATGGTTTCAAACAAAATTCCCGCATAACTTTTAATTCCATCACCTTGTTTATCTAATCGTGGAAATTCCCTCAACAAATTAACATATTCATTGCTTACACGATCAGCAATATGGTCAAGATCTTTCTTCTCAACAAGGTGAATTGGTATCGTTTTTCCCGCGCGATAATCGAAAGCTAATTCTTTGTTGAACGCCTTTTTAAAAATAGCACTAACTTTATCCATCAATTCACTATTGTCATAAAGGACATGCTGTGGAACTGTTTTTGGTTGTGTTAAATCAATGCTAGATTGGGGTTCACATATATTTAATCTGTCTTTTGCATTTATTTGCTTAGTGAATAATTTGGATAGTGAATATATTTTTTCGTGTCCACTATAAGTTGAAACATGATTCATGTGCACTTGTGCGGCTCCTATATGATACGTTCCATTTACTAATGCCGCATTTTCTTTGAGATAATTCTCGAGTGATATTTTGTCGAAATTCTTTTGTGTTTTTATACTTGTAACGACTATGGGGGTGCCTTGATGCTCAGATTGTAAGATTACAATATCTCTGATTGATTGTGATTTTCCGCTATTGTTAGGTCCAACAATTAATAACTTATCTCTCTTAGAGAGTTTTAGTGTTTGTCCACCAGAAAATGATAACTCAGTAATTGATAAATTTGGTATAGAATTCAAAACTCATCTCCTTTAATTTCATTATTAATATTTAATGGGTTGAATTTTACTGCGTCTTCAAGATGATCAGGTGAAAAATGAGCATATCGCATCGTCATTTTGATGTCGGTATGGCCGAGTACGCGCTGCAAGACCAGAATATTACCACCATTCATCATAAAGTGACTGGCGAAGGTATGGCGCAAAACGTGGGTAAGTTGCCCTGCCGGTAATTCGATGCCTGTTCTTTCTAGAGCTGACCTGAACGCGCCATAACAATCACTGAACAAACGGCCTTTTTTATCATCAGGCAGAGACTCATAGAGCTCTTTGCTGATTGGGACAGTGCGGTTTTTTCTGCCTTTTGTGTTGGTGTATGTGATTTTGCATTTCGCGAGCTGGCTTTTTCTCAGACTCTCGGCCTCAGACCAGCGTGCGCCAGTGGCGAGACAGATTCTTACCACTGTTTCTAAATCAGGGTGGTCATGCCTTTTGCACTCTCCGAGCAGTTGCGAAATTTGGTCGTGAGTTAGCCAGGCCATTTCCATTTCTTCTGTGCGGAATGGGCGCATATTTTTCAGCGGGTTCTCACCCTTCCATTCTCCGAGGCGGTTTAGCTCATTGAATACCGCCCGGAAGTAGGCCAGCTCAAGATTAGGCGTACGAGGCGATACCTCTTTCACCCTGTTTGAACGGGCATACTCACCTTTTAACTGCTTTTCCCGGTAGTGGGAAAACATCTGCGCACCGAAATCGCGTGCGAGTGGTTCGCCCATACACTCAAAAGCATGGTACATCGCTAACTGGCGTTTTAAGCCATCTTTTAAAGTAATGCCACGAGCGCTATACCATGAGTCAACCAACTCTTTTAACGTGCGCCTGTCTTCCTTTTCTTCCTGCCACGGGTTTTGAACGGTGTACTGTTCGAACGCCAGCGCCTCGCCTTTGGTGGCGAATTTCTTTTTGATACGTTTGCCTATTGCCCCGTTTGGATAGGGCTCGCAAATCCAACCGCCAGTAGGATTCTCACGACCCACCCTCAATTAACCTCGCTGTAAATCCCCACCACGCGCCCCACCGTTTTTATCTCGTCGATACCGCATTCAAACGGAACCTTGCCGCCCGCCACGTGGAGTTTTTTACCCGGCAGCAGCGTGAGGTCGCGGATGCTGGCGGTGCCTTCAATCTCAACCAGCCACAGGCCGTCGGTTAACGATGCCTCTTTTTCAATAAAGTGCAGCTTTCCCTCCGCCCGAACGGCGATGCCGCGAGCCAGCGGTTTGCTAAAGAAACCAGAGTCAATACTCAAAGTGGTATTTTCTTCCAGCTTTCCATCACTCAGTGTGAATGTGGAAACCGAAACCGGATCGCCCGGCGCGGGGTGACCTTCAAACTGCGCACCTTGTCCGGTCATCAGCCAGCGAAGGCTGGCGCCGGTGTCCAGCGCGCACTGAACCGCAAAGTCGTAAGAGACGGTACCGCGCGCGTAGCGGTTCTGAAGCGAGCTGGCGGCGATATTAAAGTGCCGGGCCAGCTGGATTTTCTGCGTGAAACCATATACCTGACAGATTCTATCGAGTAACTCTTCATTATTCACTTGAGAATCTAAAATCAAAATATATTCCTTTGGGTGTTTACTAATACTCAATTGAGTATTAGTATCATTACAAATTCGGGCAATCAGCGGCAGGCGTTGGCAAACAGAGGCTAATGATTGCAGACATTATCAAAATGGGAATCATGCAGCATGGCATCTGAAATCGCAATCATCAAACGGCGGAAAAAACCGTGCTCTGCCCGTTTTCAGCGCACTAGCGTGCGTGAGTTTACGCGAGGGGAGATATGGCGATAGAAGCTGCCCGTGCAAGGGTTCCACTTAGCGTGGGAGCTCGCCTTAGCGGGCTTAACCACATCGCTGAACTGCGCGCCCGATACGGGAGCGATAGCGGAAAAGAGCTGGCGCGGTTTATGGCTGAGCTGCGCGATAAGCGCGATCCCTGTTTTGAGGAGAACAGCAGGGCGCTGGCCGCCCTCTTTTTCCTGGCGAGATTGCCCGTCGCCCGTCATGAGTGCGAGCTCAGTGAGCTAACCACAGAGGAGAAAAGGGCGCTGATTAACGCCATGAATCATTTTCGTGCTGTCGTGAGTTTATTTCCTGAACGGCTGACCATGCCGATATAACCCAACCCAAAAACTAATGGCGTAAACCCGCCGGGCATCCTTTTGCCTGAATTTAAGGAGAACGCGTGATGCGAAACAGTGAAAACCGCCCTTATCCGACCGGAAGTGAAGAACTGAAGCGCCTGCTGGCAGAGGCAAAAACAGAGGAACGATGCGCGCGAGCCCTCGCGGTCTCCCTGCGTCTGGAGGCCCTGGCGAGCCATATCTACAAAACCGGCATGAGCGGAGAAGACGTTGCCGAACTGCTGTGCCACGAGGCGGCCCGCTACGAGCGTGAATCCCAGGAGCTACACTGATGGCCGATTTTATCGATCTTGCGCAGGTGCGCGAGCAGGAGGACAGAGAGCGTTACATTAATCGCGCCCGCAGACGACCCGCATCGCCTTCGCGTTTCCTCTGCGAGGACTGCGAGGCCCCGATACCGGAGGCGCGCCGAATAGCGGTGCCTGGCGTAGCCCTGTGCGTGACCTGCCAGGAGATCGCGGAGATGAAAAATAAACACGTCCGGGGAGGATAAGTTGGCTACGTCATTTGCTTATCCGTGGAATGCCCCACGGTCGGCCATTGCCAGCCCTTATCTCACCCACGCCCAACAGCAGCGCCGCGATCGCCTTTTCGCGGCGCTGCAGCAGGCAAGAATTGCCCTCTCACAGCAGCCAGACTGCGTACGCTTCGAGGTCTGGCGCACGGTTGACGCCCTCGAACAGCATCGGGGCAGCCCGCAGGCTAACGCCTTTTTGATCCGCTTCTGCAAAAGGATGTTGCCCCGTCTGAGGCGGGTCTCTGAACGCTATGCCTGCACAGGCCTGCACGACGAGGTCTCCAGGGCCGTGTTTGACGGCCATTTCGACACTCTGCTTCTGCAATACCTCGCCTCGCGGATGGTCGAACTGGTTGCCCGCTATAACCGCCTTCCTGATATGTCCCGCGCGGACATCGACCTGCTGGCCGCAGATATCGCCAGCTTTATTCGCGGCGAGCTGGCGAATATTAATGATGCTGAGATGGGCGAATACCAGACGCTGTACGTCTGGTATCAGCGCGCCGGACTGATTGCCCGGCAGTTCAACGTGTCGCCACCGCACTGGGAGCGGGTGTCGAAGACGTTTTTCAACAAAGATGACGTTGCCGCGGCGGTGATCCGCATGTTTTCCGAGGCGTGGTGGCGCGGGCGTCTGCGTCGGGTCGCGGCTGCCTGGCGCGAGCATTTGCAGATCGCCCTCGGCAACGTCAGCAAACGGAGAACGGCGTATGCGAGCAAACGCTGCGTGACCGAGTGGCGCGAGCAGAAGCGCCGCACGCGCGAATTTCTCAAGGGCATGGAGCTGGAAGATGAAGAGGGCAACCGCATCAGCCTGATTGAAAAATACGACAGCTCGGCGGCCAACCCGGCGATACGTCGCTGTGAACTGATGACCCGCATCCGCGGGTTTGAAAATATCTGTGAGGCGCTGGGCTACGTGGGCGAGTTCTATACCTTAACCGCGCCCGCGCAGTATCACGCGACGCTGAAATCAGGCTTCCCCAACGCGAAGTGGAACGGGGCCAGCCCGGCGGATACGCAAATCTACTTTACCCGCCTGTGGGCGCGTATCAGGGCAAAACTGCACCGGGACGGGCGCCGTATCTTTGGTATCCGCGTTGCGGAACCCCATCACGACGGTACACCCCACTGGCACATGCTGATGTTTATGCTGCCGGAAGACGTCGAATGCGTTCGCCGGATTATCGGGGATTATGCCCGGCAGGAGGATGCTGCCGAGCTGCAGAGCGAAGGCGCCAGACAGGCGCGCTTTCACGCGGACGCGATCGATCCGCAGAAAGGCAGCGCTACCGGCTATATCGCCAAATACATCTCAAAGAATATCGACGGCTATGCGCTCGATGGCGAGACCGATAGCGAAAGCGGCGGGCTGCTGAAGGAGACGGCGTCCGCCGTGTCGGCCTGGGCAGGGCGCTGGCACATTCGCCAGTTTCAGTTCATCGGCGGCGCGCCGGTTACGGTCTACCGCGAGCTGCGGCGTCTGGTGGATACCGATGCCGCGCGCGGTCTGAGCGTTGAGTTTGCCGCCGTCCAGGAGGCTGCCGACGCCGGGGACTGGGCGGGTTACGTTACTGCGCAGGGCGGGCCGTTTGTGCGTCGCGATGATTTACAGGTGCGCACGCTGTATGAGCCGCGCGCCGGGTTTAACCAGTACGGCGAGGAAACGGTCCGCATCCGCGGCGTGTACGATTCTGCCGTTGGCGCGGGCAGCCCAGTTTTAACCCGGCTCACGCAGTGGAAAATTGTGCCGAAGCGGGCCGCGGATCTTAAGGACGCGCCCGTATCCTCTCGGAGTTCTGTCAATAACTGTACGCAGACCGATCTTTCTCAACCCCTCAGCCGACGTGCGAGGCGGGCGTTAACCGAACGCATCAAATTCATCCGCCCTGGCGCGACAGCGCCCGTCGTCTTCGCGAGCGACCCGCAGAACGGGGTACCGGAGAAGGTGATCGATGAGATACGGCTCGCCACCGGGATAGCCATCAGCCGGGCAGAAGCCCTGCATCTTATGGCGGGAGGCATCAGCCGCTTTAACGATAAATGGTGCAGGGGCGCAGCTGACGGATCGCTATTTCCGGCACCGTGTTCTTACCAGCAAAAGGCGCGGAAAATCCTTGAACGTATTGGGCTTTTAACGGATCTCTTCGCTCAGAGGGCACGCTAATCTCCATCCATATCATGTACATACCGTGAAGGGTTCTGATTTTTCGCTTCACTCTTTTTGTGAATACGTGCTACTGTATGTTTATACAGTATCTCGTGGTGGAGGTTATGTGGACAGAGAGTTGAACGAGCAGGTCATGATTGAACGAGTCGAGCTGATTGCGCGACTGACGACGGAAGGAACGTGTCAGGAAAGAGATCGTGAGATTGCCCTGAATTTGATTGCTGAGATAGCGCGGGGAAATTTAATCAAGAACAACGCATTTACCGTTGTGTTCTCAGCATCGCCTGTTCCGGAACGAATCAAAAAAGAGGGTAACGTTCGGGTGAACATTACTCTCGATAAAGATCAGCAGATCGATCATGCCGTCGTTGAGGCCTTTCAGTGCGAACTGACCCGCAGAATACGCTACCTGTTTCCGTCATCGCGGGTGAACGTGAAAATAGGATCGGTGACGGGTGTCGAGCTCCAGGGGCTTGAAAAAGAAGCCGATCGCGAGGCGCTGGACGCTATCCTCCGGGAAGTCTGGGAAGACGAGAGCTGGCGCTAGCCCCGGCGTCATCACCCGTACCAACACCCTCATTCCTGTTTTGCGCTTCCGTTGAACCACGCTTCGCCGCTCGCGGACGATCTGTTGTGCCCGCGATTGTCCATCCGTCAGCGATAGCGAAAAGCCTGCTGGCCCGGGAAACTCTACAGTACCTGGAAACCGGATGTTGGGAGCGTCTGATGAAAATCTATGCAATGCAGGGGGACACGCTTGATGCCGTTTGCGCCCGCTTTTATGGGCGCACGGCTGGCGTCGTTGAAGCCGTTCTGAAGGCCAATCCTGGCCTCGCGGAGTTAGGCGTTATCTTGCCTCACGGCACGCCGGTAGAGATGCCGGAGGTGAATAGCGCCCCCACAAAAGAATCCGTAAACCTATGGGACTGAGCCTGGAGAAAATCACCACGTTTATCGCCTACTGGCTGGCCGTGGCGCTGGCCTGGTTCGGGGCGATGTCTCCTGAAAAAGTCGCGCTGTACGTCGGGAGTCTTTGCGCCATTTTTACCGCATTAACGAATTACTGGTTTAAGCGAAAAACCTGGCGCTATCTCCAGTCTCTTGGCCTCGATAAGAAGAGCATTCGTGAACTCAATCATTAAGCGTTGCAGCGTCGCCGGCGTGCTGGCCCTGGCGGTGCTGATGCCTGACTTTCGATTACTGAAAACGTCCCCGGAAGGATTGGCGTTGATTGCCGATCTCGAAGGATGTCGCCTCTCGCCCTACCGGTGTAGCGCCGGCGTATGGACGTCCGGCATTGGCCACACGGCAAACGTTGTGCCGACGCGGGACATTACCGAGCGTGAGGCCGCGGTAAATCTGGTCGCTGATGTGCTCAATGTTGAGCGGCGTCTGGCGGCGTGTGCGCCAGTAGAGATGCCGCCCCGGGTCTATGACGCGCTGGTGAGTTTTACCTTTAATGTCGGCGCAGGCGCCGCCTGCCGTTCGACGCTGATGTCCTTTATCAAACGTAAACAGTGGGTGCAGGCATGCGGGCAGCTTACCCGCTGGGTGTACGTCAACGGCGTCAAAAATGCCGGGCTGGAAAACCGTCGCGTCCGCGAGAAGGCCTGGTGCATGAAGGGGCTGCCATGAGAACGCTCATGCTGGCGCTGGCCGGGCTGCTGGCCATCGCGCTGTGGCTTCGTCATGACAATCTGAACCTGTCCCGTTCCTTAGCTACGGCCAATCGGGTCGCCAGCGAGCAAAAAACGGCCCTCGCCACGCTTAATCAGCAGCTGTCCCTGTCGCAGCGGATGGCCAGAGCAAATGAAAACGCCCAGGTCAGGCTCCGTGAGGAGCTTGTCACGGCGGGCGAGGAGGGGGCAAGACGGGAAGCGACTATCGGGAGATTACTCAATGAAAATGAAGCGTTACGCCGCTGGTATACCGCTCAGCTGCCTGATGCTGTCCGCAGGCTGCACACCCGGACCGCCTGCGCCTCCGCAGCACATTGTTTACAACGCCTGCCCGAAGGTGAGCCTTTGCCCGATGCCGGGAAGCGAACCCGCCACTAACGGCGATCTCAGCGCGGATATTCGCAGGCTGGAATACGCCCTTATCGCCTGCGCGCTGCAGGTTGAAACCATTAAAGACTGTCAGGATAAACTCGATGCACAAACTCAAGAGCCTGCGTCAGGCATTAATTGACGCGATCCCCCAACTCAATGCCAACCCGGAGCGCCTGCAGATGTCGGTCGGAGGCGGCAATATTGACGCCCGCCAGGCCTCCTCGCTCTCCTTTGAAAAGCGGTATGCGCTGAACGTGAAGGTTAGCGGCTTCACCGGCGACAGCGAGGGATTTTTCGTCCCGGTGCTGGCCTGGCTTCGGGAAAACCAGCCGGATATTTTTACCCTCGATGAAGGCCGTAAAAACGGTTACACCTTCGCGATCGTCTTAAACGATGACGATACGATGGATATCACCATCAGCGTGCAATTAACCGAGCGTATTCTTGTTTCCCAGGAGCAGGGCGCTCTGCACGCGACGTATTCCCCCGAGCCGCCGCTGCCGGAGCCCGTCACGCGGCCGAAGGCGCTGTACGTCAACGGCGAGCTGGTCAGCCAGTGGGAGGAGTAATTTCCCCGCGCTGAAGGCCGCCATCCGCCTGCCGTCTGGACCGCTTGTTGTATCATCCCGCAGAAAACCCCGTCTCGTTGCTGCCGTTCCTCCTGAACGGCATTCTCTTCTCATGAATACATTAACTTCCATGAACGGCATCGCTCGCGCGATCCGCAATCTTATTCGTATCGGTGTTGTGACCGATGTTGACCTCAGCAGAGGACTTTGTCGTGTCCAGACCGGCGGGATGAAAACCACCTGGCTGAACTGGCTCACCTGTCGTGCGGGACGTTCGCGCGTCTGGTGGGCCCCTTCCGAGGGGGAACAGGTGCTGCTGCTGGCCATCGGCGGCGAGCTTGATACCGCTTTTGTGCTGCCCGGCATTTTCTCTGACGACCATCCGGCGCCGTCCGGGTCGCCTGATGCGTTCCACGTCTCGTTTCCTGACGGGGCGGTCATCGAGTACGAACCCGGTCACGGGGCGCTGACGGTTACAGGCATTAAAACGGCCGATATTACCGCCTCTGAATCGCTGACCGCCACCGTGCCGGAGGTGAGGGTGACGTCAACGTCCCGCATCACGCTGGATACGCCTGAAGTGGTGTGCACTAACAAGTTAATTACCGCCTCTCTTGAAGTGCAGAAGGGCGGTGTGATGGCCGGAAATATTGAGCATTCCGGCGGTAAATTCACCTCCAACGGGGTGCAGGTGGATAACCACGCGCACGGCAGTGTGCAAAGCGGCGGAAGCTGGACTAAGGGGACACAATGACGGTGCGTTACAGGGGGATGAACAGGCAGACCGGGCTTAGCCTTTCAGAGGCGGAACACATCCGGCAAAGCGTGCGCGACATTCTGATTACGCCGATTGGCTCGCGGGTCATGCGGCGGGATTACGGCTCGCTGCTGGCGGCGATGATCGACAGGCCGCAGAGCCCGGCGCTGCGTCTGCAAATCATGGCCGCCTGTTATTCCGCCATCCAGAAATGGGAGCCGCGAATAAGCCTGACGGCCATCACTTTCGAGCGTTCGGAGAACGACGGGACGTTGTATGTCGATATCACCGGCACGCGCCCGACCTCCGGGCAATCCTTTTCTATCACCATTTCACTGAGTTAAACGCTATGGCTATTGTTGATCTGAGCCAGCTCGCCGCGCCTGATGTCGTGGAGGAGGTGGATTATGAAACGCTGTTGGCAGAACGAAAGGCCACCTTTGTCTCCCTCTATCCGGAAGAGGAGCGAGAGGCGATTGCACGGACGCTGACGCTGGAATCCGAGCCGATTGTGAAGCTGCTGCAGGAGAATGCCTACCGGGAAGTTATCTGGCGCCAGCGGGTTAATGAGGCTGCGCTGGCCGTGACGCTGGCCTATTCTTCCGGTCACGATCTGGACGTTATTGCGGGAAACAATAATACCGAACGCCTGACCATCACCCCGGGCGATGACACTACCATTCCGCCAACGGCTGCCGTCATGGAGTCTGATGCTGACCTGCGACTGCGTGCGCAGCAGGCCTTTGAAGGGTTGAGCGTCGCGGGACCGGTTGGAGCCTATGAATATCATGGTCGAAGCGCCGACGGACGGGTCGCTGACGTTTCAGTTGAAAGCCCTCAGCCCGCATACGTGACGATTTCGGTGTTATCCCGTGAGGGTGATGGTACCGCTCGTCCTGAACTACTGGCGGTTGTTGAAAAAGCGCTTAACGCTGAAACCGTCCGCCCGGTCGGCGATCGTGTAACTGTCCAGTCAGCAGAAATTGTGCCTTACAAGATAAACGCAACGCTCTACGTTTATCCCGGACCAGAAGCTGAACCCATCAGGCAAGCTGCAGAGCAGAAGCTGCAGAATTATATCAGCGCGCAGCATCGCCTTGGACGCGATATTCGTCTCTCGGCCATCTATGCAGCACTTCACGTTGAAGGCGTGCAGCGCGTGGAACTGGAATCTCCCCACTCTGACATTGTACTGAGTAAGTCGCAGGCCTCGAACTGTACCTCGTATCAGATAGCGATCGGGGGTTCGGATGAGTGAAAGGCTGTTACCCGTTGGATCCTCGCCGCTGGAAGTCGCCGCTGCCGCTGCGCTCTCGAATATTGAACGAGTGCCGGTACCGCTACGCACCTTATGGAACCCCAGCGCGTGCCCGGTGAATTTACTTCCCTACCTGGCATGGGCGCTGTCGGTAGACCGTTGGGATGAGGCGTGGCCGGAGAGCACGAAGCGCAGCGTCATTATGTCCTCGTTTTTCGTCCATCAGCACAAAGGAACCATCAGCGCATTGCGTCGTGTGGTGGAACCGCTTGGCTTTTTGATTGAGGTGCGCGAGTGGTGGCAGCTCGGTGAGGAGCCTGGCACATTCCGTCTGGTTGTCGGTGTGCTTGATAACGGCATCACTGACGAAATGTATCAGGAGCTTGAACGGCTCATTGAGGATGCCAAACCGGCAAGTAGACACATGACCGGGCTGGCTATCAGCCTGAGCTCAACGGGAGAGTTTTATGTTGGCGCAGGATGCTATCACGGCGATGCGCTGGCTGTTTACCCCTATACCACTGAGGAACTTATTGTCAGTGGTGATTATTACCCGGCCTCGGCCATCCATTTGATTGATAACCTGAGAGTGAACGCATGACCGCAAAATATTTTGCCATACTGACGAATCAGGGCGCGGCGCGGCTAGCTAACGCGACGGCACTTGGTACGCAACTCAACCTGACGCAAATGGCGGTAGGCGACGCCAACGGAACGTTGCCAACCCCCGACCCGGCGCAGACGAAGCTCGTCAACCAAAAACGCATAGCGCCGCTGAACCTGCTCGCTGTTGACCCAAACAATACCAGCCAGATCATCGCTGAACAGATTATTCCCGAGAATGAGGGCGGTTTCTGGATCCGAGAGATCGGTCTCTATGACGACGACGGCATTCTGATCGCCGTGGCTAACTGCCCGGAGACATATAAGCCTCAGCTGCAGGAAGGCAGTGGCCGCACGCAGACCATCCGCATGATTCTTATTGTGTCGAGCACATCATCAATTTCCCTGAAAATTGATCCGTCGGTTGTGCTGGCAACGCGTCAGTACGTTGACGATAAAGTTATTGAGGTAAAGGGCTACGCTGATGATCAGATGAAAAAGCATATTGCTGCTGATAATCCGCATAAACAGTACCCTTTAATCGCCAATGCGTTAAAAGAAATTGCCGATGCGGGGTTAAGCGCTGAGGTTCTCAAAAACCTTGGTTTGGGAGAAGGCTCTGCTTTGCCGGTTGGCGTCCCCGTTCCGTGGCCGTCAGCAACTCCACCGACGGGGTGGCTTAAATGCAACGGAGCGGCGTTCACAGCCTCCCAGTACCCTAAATTGGCGCTTGCCTATCCAGCCCTCAAACTGCCAGATCTTCGCGCTGAGTTTATACGTGGCTGGGATGATGGCAGAGGTATAGATAGCGGAAGGGGGTTGCTGTCAGCCCAGTTTGGTTCCGGGATTGGGATGTTTGTTGGCGGTTATTCTGATGGAACTGCATATATTGCAGTGAGTGATTTCGATAGCGTTGTCGATAATAGCCCATCATGGTCACATATTAGTACCGCTGGAATAATTTCTTCAATTACGGGGCAAAAGTCATCATTTGGCGCCCGCCCCCGTAACATCGCATTTAACTACATCGTGAGGGCTGCATAATGGCGAAGGCAAAATTAAACAATGAGCTTATTGCTACAGTGACCGGTGATATAACTGTGTTTAACTACGATGGTGAAACGCGCGAATATATTTCCTCCTCGGTTGAATATTTAGCGGAAGGTGTAGGTATTCCAGCCTTGTCATGCATTGATGCGCCTGGTGAAATTAAAGAAGGTTTTACTATTTGCCGCACCTTTGACTTAAACGGATGGGAGTACATCGCTGATCATCGCGGTAAAACTGTATATAGCACAAAGTCAGGGGAGAAAGTCACGATTTCCCTACCGGGTGATTATCCGAAAGATACGACGACACAAGCCCCTGGAACGCCATATGATAAGTGGAATGGCAGCGAGTGGATAACCGACGCAAAAGCGAAACACTCTGCGGATGTGGCAAAGGCCGAACAGCAGAAAACTGCATTGCTAGCGGAAGCGTCTGCAATTATCGCACCATTGGTAGATGCTCAGGCTGGAGGCTACATTGATGATGCAGATATCCCACGTCTGACTGAATGGCAGCGGTATCGTTATAAGTTAACTAAGGTTGTTACCGATACCGCTCCGAACCTTAACCTTCCACCGAAACCCGAGGTATAGGTCATTCAATATCGGGTGCTTTTGATGTATCAATAATCATCAGCAGCACCTGATATTTTCTGCATTTAGCCAGACAACGTATTCATTTAATCGTTGCCAGAGATATCAGATTTAATTTCCATAAGAGTTGGCTCACCTTTTTCATTGACGTCAAGTCGCATTCCCTCTGGTATTTCCCGTATCGTGAAAAACCAGTTATCCTCAGGGAGTTGAATAGCAGCTCCAGTTTCGTGGAAACCATGAATGACCTCCGTCATCGTGATCGGATTAAATAGGCGCATAGTAAACTCTCCACGAAAAACCATTATTTGATGGGGCACCCGTTGCAGCCATTGTGCAACGAGCTTTGAAACCGACATTTGTTGTTAAAGCATCAATGATCATTGATGAATGAGCATAGTTGGGCGTAGTACCGGGATCAGCAGAAAGACGTTCGGCAATGCTGATATAGCGGCTTATACCTGGCAGCGCAATTGGATAATTAACCGTTGCCAGGCCGTTATCAAGGATTACACCATACCCCATAACCTCAATGGCTCCATCCGACCATATTACCCAAGCTCCATTGGCGTTACTTCCTCGACTGGTTACGTATTTAGCTCCTCCCAAACCAAGGTTTTAGAAAATGCGTGTTTATCCATTAAATGGCATGATTTCCGGTTTTGACGGAGAGAAATACCATGCTTATTGGATACGTACGCGTGTCAACAAATGAACAAAACACCGCCTTACAGCGTGACGCACTACAGCGTTCAGGATGTGAGCTCATTTTTGAAGATAAAATCAGCGGTAAATCGACAAACAGACCGGGACTCAATCGAGCCCTCAGACAACTTAATGCGGGCGATACTCTCGTTGTATGGAAACTTGATCGGCTCGGGCGCAGTATGCGCCACCTCGTTTCAATGACCGAGGAACTACGCCATCGAAGCATTAACTTCCGCAGTTTGACTGATAGCATTGATACCTCAACGCCAATGGGTCGTTTCTTCTTCCATATCATGGGGGCGCTTGCTGAAATGGAGCGTGAACTCATTGTTGAGAGGACGTGCGCCGGGCTAGCCGCAGCGCGGGAACAGGGACGAATTGGTGGCAGACGCCCTAAATTGACGCAGGATGAATGGGCTCAGGCTGGCAGGCTGATTGCTGCCGGGGAATCCCGACAGCGCGTTGCGTTAATTTTTGATGTGGGTATTTCCACGCTTTATAAAAAATTCCCCGCCACGATAGTCGGACAATCGTTGTGCCAGCGGCCGCTGGACAGGGATGGTTAGCTCATAGCAAGCCCAGCCGCGACAATATCACTCACCAACTAACCAAGGAGTTAAACGGATGAGTGATTTTCACCACGGCGTGGAAGTTATCGAAATCAACGATGGCACCCGCACCATTTCCACCGTCTCGACGGCAATCATCGGCATGGTCTGTACGGCCAGCGATGCTGACGACAAGACATTTCCTTTAAACGAGCCCGTGCTCATTACCAACGTGCAAAACGCGATTGCGAAAGCCGGCAAGGCGGGGACGCTGTCCGCTTCTCTGCAAGCGATCGCCGACCAGTGCAAACCGGTTGTCGTTGTTGTTCGCGTGGCCGAAGGTACCGCTGAAACCCCGGAAGAGGCGCGCAAGCAGACCGTTTCCAACATCATCGGTACTACCGATGAAAACGGTAAATATACCGGTCTGAAGGCGCTTCTCACAGCGAAAACGGTAACCGGCGTTAAGCCACGTATTCTCGGCGTGCCGGGGCTGGACTCTCAGGAAGTGGCGACCGCACTGGCCGCCATGTGCCAGAGCCTGCGCGCGTTCGGCTATGTCAGCGCATGGGGATGTAAAACCATTTCTGAAGCGATTAATTATCGCAAAAACTTCAGCCAGCGCGAGCTGATGGTTATCCATCCTGATTTTCTGGCATGGGATACCACCACGAACGCAACGACGACGGCCTGGGCGACCGCCCGCGCGCTTGGCCTGCGCGCCAAAATCGACCAGACCATGGGCTGGCATAAAACCCTGTCAAACGTTGGCGTCAACGGCGTTACTGGCGTAAGCGCCTCTGTCTCCTGGGATCTGCAGGAACAGGCTACCGATGCGAACCTGCTTAACCAGGCTGGCGTCACCACGCTGATTCGCAACGACGGCTTTAAATTCTGGGGTAACCGTACCTGCTCAGACGACCCGTTATTCGTCTTTGAAAACTACACCCGTACCGCGCAGGTGCTGGCCGATACCATGGCGGAAGCGCACGCGTGGGCGATGGATAAACCCATCACGCCAACGCTTATTCGCGACATCGTTTCCGGTATTAACGCCAAGTTCCGCGAGCTGAAAACCAACGGCTATATCGTCGACGGCTCCTGCTGGTATGACCCTGAGTCGAACGATGCATCCACCCTGAAAGCGGGGAAACTGTATATCGATTACGACTACACCCCCGTCCCGCCGCTGGAAAATCTGACCCTGCGCCAGCGCATCACCGATACCTATCTGGCAGACCTGTCAGATTCGGTTAACAGCTAAGGAGCTGAAGCATGGCGTTACCACGCAAACTTAAGTACCTGAATATGTTCAATGATGGCCTGAGCTACATGGGCGTTGTCGAGTCTGTCACCTTACCGAAGCTGACCCGCAAGCTGGAAAAGTATCGCGGCGGCGGTATGCCGGGCTCGGTTTCTGTCGACCTCGGCCTGGACGATGATGCCCTGGCGCTGGAGTGGACCGTTGGCGGCCTGCCGGACGCCGCGCTGTGGGCGCAGTATGCCTCTCCGGGCGCGGACAGCGTGCCGCTGCGCTTTACCGGCTCTTATCAGCGCGATGATACCGGCGAAATCTCCGCCGTCGAAATCGTCATGCGCGGCCGTCATAAAGAGTTTGATGGCGGTGAAAACAAGCAGGGCGAGAGCGGCACCACCAAGATGTCCACCGAGTGCGCTTACTACCAGCTGACCATTGATGGCAAAGAGATCATCGAAATCGACATCATCAACATGGTGCTCAAAGTCGACGGGGTCGATCGCCTGGCAGAACACCGTAAGGCCATCGGCCTGTAACCCTTTAACCGGCCGGGATTACCGGCCGGTGAGTTAACTTTCTGAAGAGTAACGAAATGGAACATATCAACGAGACCGCCATGAACGAAAGTGAAAACCCACACATCGTCACGCTTGATAGCCCCGTTCAGCGCGGCGAGCAAAAAATCGAAAAGGTGACCGTCGCAAAACCCAATGCGGGGACCCTGCGCGGCGTATCGCTGGCGTCGCTGGCGCAATCTGACGTGGATGCGCTGATTAAGGTGCTGCCGCGAATGACCTCGCCGGCGCTGACCGAGCATGAGGTTGCACGCCTGGATGCCTGCGATCTGCTCTCTTTTGCAGGTAAGGTGATCGGTTTTTTGTCACCGGCTTCGGCTCGCTAAAATTTCCCGAAAATGTGTCGGTCGACGATCTGATGGCGGATATCGCGGTGATTTTTCACTGGCCGCCGTCAGAACTGTACTCCCTTAGCGTGACCGAACTCCTCTTATGGCGCGAAAAAGCGCTGCAGCGAAGCGGAAACCACCATGAGTAATAATGTCAGTCTTCAGGAGCTGCTTAAGGCAGTCGACCGGGCAACCCGACCGCTTAACGCTCTCCAGAACGCCAGCCTCACTCTCGCGAGCGATATCCGCGATGCGCAGACGGCGCTGGGGGCGCTCGATGAGCAGGCGGGGCGCATTAACGGCTTCAGAAAAGCAAATGCCCGGCTCGCCACGACGGAGCAGTCGCTTGCTCAGGCGAAACAGCAGGCCGCGGCGCTGGCGGTACAGTTTAAAAACACGCAAAACCCCACCCAGGCGCAGGCTGATGCGCTGACTGCAGCCCGAAAATCGGCAGTCGACCTGAAGCATGAGTACAACAGCTTACGCTACTCGGTACAGCGTCAGCGTACTGAACTCGCTCAGGCGGGAGTGAACACGCGCACGCTCTCGTCGGATGAACGTCGTTTAAAAAGTCACATCAGCGAAAAAACGCAGCAGCTTAACCGACAGCGGGATGCGCTGGCCCGCGTCAATCAGCAGCAGGAGCGGCTGAGTGTCGTTCAGAATCGCTACGAGTCAGGCAAACGCGTTACCGCGCGGGTGCGTCAGCTTGCGAATACGGGCGTGGGCATCGCAAAAGCGGGCTTTGACCAGACGTCCCGGTTTATCGCCCCTGGCATCAGCTTTGAAAAGCAGATGTCGGCCATTCAGGCAAACCTTGGCCTGGCGAAGGGGGATTCCCGGCTTGAGGCCATTCGCCAGCAGGCGCGGGAGGTCAGCGCCAGGACCGGAGTACCTGCAGATACGGTCCTCCGGGCACAAACCGAACTGGCTCGTTCAGGCTATGACGCCGATGGGCTACTTGCGGCCACCGCGCCAACGGTCAACCTCAGCCTGGCGGGGAGTGTCGACGCGGCTAAAGCGGCCGATATGATCGCCAGCACGCAGGCCGCGTATAGCCTGGCCGATGCGGACGCGGGACGCATCGCAGATGTGCTTACGCGCGGTTCTGCCTCTTCGAATACCAGCCTCGCTGAGATGGTGGCGGCCGTCACCTCTGCTGCGCCCGCTGCGGGTGCCGCCGGTATGGGGCTTGAAGAGACCACCGCGCTGCTTGGCGTTCTGGCAGAAAAAGGAATGAAAGGCGCTGCCGCGGGGGACGCGCTCAGCGCGATGTTGCGCCATGTTCAGACTCCGGATGCCATAAAAGCCGCGGGGGCGCTGGCTTCCGCTGCGGGTGATGGATCGCTTGATGAAAAACGCCAGCAGTTGCAGGGGGCAAAGGGCAGTACCGCGCTCGCGGCTTCCGTGCAGACCGATAATCTTGACGGCGATATCAACCGATTCCAGGCCGCGTGGAACGGGTTGAAGATTGATGTATTTGATAAAGCGGATGGCGCTCTGCGCAACCTGATAACAACCGCAACCGGCTGGCTTGGCACGGCCTCCCTTTGGGTGAATGCCAACCCTGAGCTGACGCAGACCCTCGCCAGCATCGTTGTCGGCGCGCAGGCGTTTGCTGGCGTACTGGGCGGCGTAGGCACGGTTCTCGGCCCGGTTCTGACGGGCGTCAATATGGTTATTACCGCGGCCGGGATGTTGGGAACGGTATTCAGCGTGGTGGGCGGCGCCATCATGACGGTGCTGGGGGCCCTTAGCTGGCCGGTGATTGCCCTTGGCGCGGCGATTGCTGCCGGTGCCTTACTGATTTTTAAATACTGGGAGCCCATCAGCGCCTTCTTTGGCGGGGTGATGGAAGGACTTTCGACGGCTTTCGCACCGCTGGGTGCGCTGTTCTCACCGGTAATGGCGGTGTTTGACGCTATCTCGGAGAAGCTGGGCGGTATCTGGCAATGGTTCACCGACTTGATTACGCCGATCAAGGCGACGCAGGAAACGCTGGATGGCTGTAAAAACGCTGGCGTGATTTTTGGTCAGGCGCTGGGCGATGCGTTAATGGCACCGCTCGATCTCTTTAATAGCCTGAGCGGCAAGGCCAGCTGGCTGCTGGAGAAGCTCGGTATTATCAAAAACGAGTCGGGCGATCTCGACGCCGCTGCGGCAAAAGCAGAAGCGGCATCCTCACCGGCGGGCAGCGCTTATATTCCGGGCGCGGGGATCTCTGGCGGCAGCCTGGGGTATCAGCCGACCATCGCTACTGGAGGACGCTCTTACGTCGATCAGAGTAAAAGCGAATATAACATCACGCTGCAGGGGAGCACGGCCTCCGGAACGGATCTGACGCGTCAAATCCGGGAGACGATAGATAGCATTGAACAGGATAAAGCGAGACGGCAGCAATCCAGCTTTATGTATGGTTGAGGAGAGAAAAAATGTTAATGGTGCTGGGTCTGTTTGTCTTTGAACGACGAACCTTACCGTATCAGTCAATGATATTCACAAAAGACTACCGCTGGGCATCCAGCGCTCGCATCGGGAAACCCAAAGCCTGGCAGTACCTTGGCGAAGGTGAGACATCCTTTAGCCTCTCCGGCTTACTTTACCCGGAACTCACGGGAGGGCGGCTTTCCCTCAAGGCGGTTGAGCTGATGGCAAATGAGGGGCGGGCATGGCCGTTGATAGACGGTACCGGCATCATTCACGGCATGTTTGTCATTGAGAAAGTCACGCACACGCATTCGGATTTTTACAGTGACGGTACCGCCCGAAAAATTGAGTTTACCCTGTCGCTAAAACGCGTGGACGAATCGCTGATGACGACGTTTGGCGACCTGCGAACGCAGGCCTCAGAGCTGGTGGAAAGCGCACGGAATAGCATTGGAGGGCTGGTGGGATGATCACCGAAATGAATATCCGGGCGGGTGGAAAAATCGCCCCTGATTTTATGCTTAAGCTTGACGATCGTGATATCACGCAAAATTTCAGCCATCGTCTTATCAGCCTGACCATGACCGACAAACGGGGGCTGGAAGCCGATCAGCTGGATATTCTGCTGGATGATTCCGACGGGCTGCTGGACTTGCCTGCCCGGGGGGCAAGGCTGTCCTTATGGCTGGGATGGGAGGGAACCCCGCTCGAGGAGAAAGGGGACTTTACGATTGATGCGATTCATTTCCGGGGCGCGCCGGACACGCTGACCATCCAGGGATTCAGCGCAGATTTTCGTGGAAAGCTAAACGTGCGGCGCGAACAGTCGTGGCATGACACGACGATTGGCGCGATAGTCGATACCATCGCTCAGCGTAACCAGTTGACCGCCAGCGTCGCGTCGGGGCTTGCATCCATCGCCATCTCTCATATTGACCAGTCTCAGGAGACAGACGCGGCCTTCCTCTCCCGCCTTGCTGAACGTAATGGAGCATTTGTTTCAATCAAAGCCGGGAAGATTATCTTTATGAAAGCGGGCCAGGCCGTGACGGCCAGCGGCACTCCGCTTTCCTTAATGATGATTGAACGTGGGGATGGAGATAAGCACCTTTTTTCCATAGCTGACCGTGAAAATTATTCCGGCGTAACGGCCAAATGGCTGCAAACGCGTGACCCCAAACAACAAAATCCTCAATTGAGTATTGCTCGTCAGTCCGGAGGGCAGCAGACAGAAGCACTGCAGCACCCGGATGCCGCCGCACCGGTAGCGGGAGCAGCAGGCAAGGAGCAGAAACCGCAAGAGAGGCTGGTGGGATCGGCGGAAAACGTATTTGAGCTCACCACGGTTTATGCCTCTGAAGAGCAGGCGCTCAGGGCCGCAGAGGCTAAGTGGCGCGCGCTTCAGCGGGGAACCGTAGAGTTTTCCATCCAGCTTGCCCTGGGACGCGCCGATCTGTTCCCCGAAACGCCGGTGCTGGTAAACGGTTTTAAACGCGTCATCGACGAGCAGGCGTGGATCATCAGCGAGGTGGTGCATACCCTCAACGATAGCGGATTTACCACGCAGCTTAAGCTTGAGCTGAACGTCAGCGACGAAAAATTTACTGTTGATAGTGAGTAATGTAGTTGCTATTGGTTTTATTTTGGGTATTATTGATTCACAAAATGTGAATCAAGTGGAGGGGTACATGTTTCATTGTCCTAAGTGCAAGCACTCTGCGCATGCGCGTACCAGTCGCTATCTAAGTGAAAATACCAAAGAGCGCTATCACCAGTGCACCAATGTAGACTGCAGCTGTACGTTCGTGACGATGGAGTCCGTGGAGCGCCTGATTGCGACCCCGGGCGCCTCTGAGCGTGTCCGAACGGCTTCGCTAAACCACGGTTAGCGGCTGCGTTGCCGGCTCAAAAAATCAATAAAAAAGCCACTCAATTGAGTGGCTTAATCATATGATTCTAAAACTAAAATTTGGTGGCCCCTGCTGGACTTGAACCAGCGACCAAGCGATTATGAGAACGATGCACCACCTTTGAAAAACAATAACTTATATTTAAAACAATAAGTTACCGCGCGAATGCAGTTGAGTGTTGTTGAACCTCTGAGTTTTCAGGGGACAAAAAGGGGGCATGTTTAAAGCTCAGGCATCAATCCATCAGCGAGCGCCCATAGTTTTGGATACTTCACAATGCATTCTTTCGCTTCATCATTGTTAAAATAAGCATATGAAACTAGCCAGTAGGTTCTATTTCTATATGTTAAAGATGAAAATAAATTGATAGCTTCGTTACGTAATTGTTCTTCTTTAATTCTATTTATAATTCCTAATATGTTTAATATTACAGTAAGTTCCTCTGGGTATGAAATTTTTGTATCTGTCAAAACCTCATGAGTTGTTTTTATAGGGTTGAAGCGCCAGTTAGGAATGTTCTCCCGATCTACAGCTATATTGATTTTAAATCTGTTCTGCAATGAATCAATGTATTGGTTTTCTGAGAGGTGCAAATTACGTTGGTTGGCAGGTGAATAAAATATGTTTTGCCTGTTGTTCATTTTCTCATTTAAAGAATTGATATGGTGAACCAGTAAGTTTTTTATTGAATCACTTTTCAGTTGTGTTAACTGTTTTTTGTTGTAATCAAGAGTGAGATAAAGAGTTGAAGACAAAATAAAAATGCTTATAAGTCCAAATGCCGCGCTATAAAAACCGCCGAAGAATGAGCCGAAGTTTGACCAGTCTTGGTTCTTAGATGAAATTCCATATTCATGAAAAGTATCCCAATATAAATAGCTGGGAGTAACAATAAATGCTAGTGTCAGTAAAAGAATGATAGCAGCGATTATTTTCTTAAACATATTTATCACCAAGTGGATTAAGACGTGTGGCCTCTTCTAAATGGTTCGGCGCAAAATGAGCATAGCGCATAGTCATCTTGATATCTGTGTGCCCAAGTATTCGTTGTAAAACAAGAATATTGCCACCTTTCATCATAAAATGACTGGCGAAGGTATGGCGTAAAACATGCGAGAGTTGGCCGTCAGGCAGGTTAAGTTCAGCTCGTTCGACAGCTTTGCGAAAAGCCGAATAACACGATTTGAAGTAATGCCCAGGCTTTTCCGGTTTTGGTAGTGAGTCATAAAATTCCTGGCTGATAGGCACAGTCCTGTTTCGGTTCCCTTTCGTTTTGAAAAAGCTGACTTTCAGATTTTTAATTTGCTTCGTCGTTACAGATTCAGCTTCATCCCACCGTGCACCAGTTACCAGGCAAAGGCAGGCTACCCAGTATGTGCTGTCGTTACGGCTTTTCTTACACTCTTCTAACAGTCGCGTAATCTCTTCATCTTCAAGGTATGCCAGTTCGGCTTCCTCTGATTTGAAGGCTCGAACATTTATTAGAGGATTTTCAAGTTTCCAGTGCCCAAGGCGCTTCAGCTCATTAAACACCGCACGGAAATAGGCCAGCTCAAGATTCATTGTCCTGGGGGAAACTTGTTTGACTCGACTTGTCCGGGATATCTCACCAGAAAGTCGTTTTTTCCGATACAGGGAAAACATGGTTGCGTCGAATTCATGAGCGAGTGGATCTCCCATGCTTTCACAGGCAAATTCCATCGTGGATTTGCGCTTTTCGCCATCGTCCAATGTAACACCGTGTTCATCAAACCACTGATTTACAAGGTCGCGCAATTTACGGCGATCTTCTTTTCCGTCCAGCCAGGGTTTGACGTGGACATTTTCCATTATGTGATTTTGGTAGGCAATGGCCTCCCCTTTAGTGGAGAACGTTTTTCGGATGCGTTTGCTGGATTTACCTTGGGGTTTTCCTTCAGGATAAAAGTCCAGCAACCATTTTCCATTTTTCTTTGTAATACTCATTAATAATTATTTCACGAATATTTTATTTAGCACATCGTAATCATTTGGGAACTGTGTTTTATCATTTTTAGAACCGAAATATGCATAATCATTATCTAGTGATAACAATTTTCCTATAGCCACGTCTTCGTAGGTATACACAAAATCGTACAGCAATTCAGGGTAGTCTTTAGCTAAATCATAAAAAGAATACCCTGATAGGTTTCTTGACATTCTTTGTTCAAAGTTTCTTCTTTGATTCAGTATCGTTGCAGGTAAACCTAATCCATAACCATCATTATTTTTTCGCGTTGTGGCGCTTAAAGTTGACACTTGCTTCTGTAAGCTAAGAAGCATATTGTAGATAACGCTTTCTTCTTTATTTAAATTAATACTTTCCACGCTGGCAGGTTGAATTTGTAATAGTTTCACGATTGAATTAACATCATCTTCTGGAGCGTTCTCAGTTTCATGAAGCATTTCTGAAATTCTGTTTATCTCAATTTGTACACTATCAATCCTTAATGAAGGGTTGTACGGAACATATCTAAATCCTGCAATATCAAACGGAGGTTTATCTTTTCCATCAGTTATTAATATAGTTTTTTTATTAAACGCTTGTCTAAGGCCTAACTCATAAAAAACATTCGCATTTTTTGAACTTAAATCACAAATGGCCATGTCACAATCCATGATTTTTTTTAGGATATCAAACATGATCATATGTGATGCTTTACTGTCATCTGCTCGGCATGGCTCATATCCTGCATTAATACAAGCTGGCTTGATTAAGTACTCATATACGCGATTGAAATGACCAGGCTCATATTCTGGGTTATCAGCTATAGGCATGATGATAAAACATTTTTTTTGTTTTATCGGTTCTTCAGGTTGTTCTTGTTTTTTCTTTTCCACGGCCATGTCAATTTCCTTCCGTAATGACTAGAACTACACGTCCTAACACGCTTATGTCTTCAAGAGAACAGTCAAAGGCCATACCGACTCCGCTAACACGCACTTTTTTGACTGGAATACGTGTCAATGTTCTGATGCTGGCTTTACCTTCGATGTCTACCAACCATTCACCATCAAACACCTCTGCGAACTTTTGATCGAGAATGTACTGTGCTTTTTCGTCTTGAATACAGATAGGTGAGGATGGCAAGGGGGTTCCTGCCCGGAAGAATACCTTATCAAACATCACATAGCCTGAATCAAAAAGCTGACCATCCACGAGTTTTCTACGTGGGAATTTCATGATGTCTAAAGAGTCATCTTCAAACTTTTTACCATGACCCGTAGAGAGCCATTCTAATGATGCGCCTGTTTCAGCTACACATCTAACTACCATATCAGCAGGAAAAACGCCTCGTTTGAACCTCGCAGAAAGGCTGCTTGAAGCCATTTCAAAATGGTCTGCCAGCTGTAGTTTCGATGTAAAACCATACGCTTCTATTACGCGATCAAGTACATCACTACTGTGCCCTATTTGCTCGAAGGGAAATTTACTCATAAGCGCCACTCTCTCGACTAAGGCGAAATTATATTGATTTCTCTATTTAGTCGAAGTAGAGTCTCTCCGTGTTGTAGGTTTAGTCGAAAGTTGATGAGCGTTGCCGCGCTCTACTGAACATAGGAGTTTGCCTTATGCGTCCCAACATTACAATTGCCATCCCCACACCTTACTTGCCTATTGATGAATACTGCCGGATCACTGGAACGCCTATGGGTACTGCCCGCGATATGGTGCGCGATGGTCGTCTGCCTATCCGTGGAAAGGGCAATAAGCCAAAAGCACGTGTGGAAATCAACATGGCCGCGCTGACCGTTCAGGCGTTAAGCGAATGCAATATTTCGCTTAATGCGTAATCAATCCTACGGATTCGGGAAACGCAAACAATGTTTGATTACCAAACTTCCAAACATGCGCATTTTGATGCAGCTTGCCGAGCGTTTGCGCTGTCGCACAATCTGGAAGATGTCGCCGCTGCCGTTGGTATGCGTCCACAGATCCTGCGCAATAAGTTGAACCCGATTCAACCGCATCGCCTGACCTGTGACGAGCTACTGGCTATTCCCGGTCAGTGTGATACCAAAATACTGCTCTGCAATGTTGACGATGTAAGACCGGAACACTTCCGCCTGTGCTTTGGACGCGGACAGGAAGATTTGTGGATCGCCCGTCATTACCGCATTTTCGAACGCCTCAAACGCAAAGTACCAGGTTGCACCGATCTGGCGGCTTTTCAGGATGTTCCTGACCAGCTGTCTCTGATGCGGATTGATACATCGCTGGCGCCTGATATTGAATGGCCGGAGGTTCCACAAGATGTGGCGTGAGGCGCAGATTGCATTCAGCGATTCAGTTGCGGCTTTGAATTGTTCAGTTATCCCGGCTCATCCGTGGATTTACGGGCTGGGACAGCATACAGAAAACGGTGCTTATCTTAGCCCGGTTAATGCGATCACTTACCTGGCTGAAAAACTTGCCGGAACGGGCGGGGCTGCTGATATCGTGATCATGATGGTTTCTGGCCAGACGCATGAAAGTTTTATGGCCAGCCTCAATAAACTTGTGGATGTGTTTCCCAGTCCGGCATTTACCCAGGTGCGGAGGCTGGCGCAGTCCGCCGCGCAGCTGGCTAATGAGAAGATGCAAATCCCGGCAAAATACAGTCAGAGTTTGCCAGCGGCGATCCCGCTTTCGGTGCCTACAAGCCGTACCGCACTGGCTGCTGCTGCGGTGAAGAAAGCCCAGCAGGAAGCCGCAAAAGTAGCGGATTTGACGGGACTAAAAGAGCTGATGGCGGATTTCACACAGCAGCGTGAAAGCCTGATTTCTGGCATTGCCAGCGGGTTGGCGGAATTGAAGGAAAAAAGCGCCAGGGCATGGGTATTTACCTCCAGCGGCGATCTGCCGTCCACGCTCCTGGAGCTGGTAAAAGGGATTCCGCTTCAGTCCTCCGTGTACACCGCAGCGATGATGCTGGTTGGCGACAATCTCGACGGCATAAAAGGAATGATACATGACATCGAACCCGACACTGGCGCTTAACGGCGAAGCCATTTTGCTGAAGAACATGCGCGTTACGGTTTCCCAGCAATTCCAGGATAAAGACCAGTCCGGCCAGACAAGTTCCACGACAAAATCAGAGCAGGGCATAAAAGGCAAAGAGCTGCGCGTATCAGGGGAAATCCCGTATAAAAATCCGGAGATCCTGCGTCGTATCTTTGAGCTGGGCAGCGCGACGGATGCCAGCGGCCAGCGCCAGAAATACCGTGTAGCGCATGAGGCCGCGCGGGCTGTGAATTTTCGGGAGGCGACTTTCACGGGAACCCTGGACGCGCCGCCGCAGGACGGGCGCATGTCCTGGCTGGTTACGTTCACATTAACCGAGCATATCAGCGTGCAGGAAAAACGTGAGGCCAGGGCTAGCGGAAAAAACAAAGCCGTGAAACAAACGCCGGGAAGTGGCAGCGGCAAGAACGGAAGTCAGACAGCTGGCGAGGATGAAGAAAAACTGACGTGGTTTGAACGCAAGGTGCTCAAGCCCGTAAATGATGCACTGGGATAAAAATGAAGCCGATTAAACGCCTGTACCTTTCAACGGATGAAATCCACCTGGCTGATGCCAGCCTGGTGCTGGAGCTGAACAGCTGCGGCCGGGGGTTTATTACTGCCGGGACAACGCAGGACTATACGGGGAAACTGGTGCGTCTCGATGTGGGTTATACCGATCTGGTGTTGCGCTGGTTCACCGGGTATGTGGAGCGCTCGCAACCTGCTGAAAATGGTTTCCAGCGGTTGTTTGTTCGTGAGCTGGTCGGCGTGTTTGAACGTCTGTGGCCATGCTCATTCCAGCATCCTACGCTGCGCGATGTAGCCAGCTGGTTGACGGAGCATAGCGGGCTGACATTCAGTGTCCCGGATGCAGAGTATTCAGACCGTCCGATCCCACATTTCACCCATAGCGGTACGGGTTATCAGTTGCTGGATAATCTGGGTAAAGCTTTTGGCGTTTCGGATTACGTCTGGTACCAGCTGCCGGACGGCGGGGTATATGTAGGCGGCGCGGGAAAAGCCCTCTTTGCTGATCGCCCGGTTGAGATCCCCCATGAATTTAACCAGGGGGCTGCCGGGGGGAACTCCATGACGCTTCCCCTGGTGCAAAGTCTGCGCCCCGGCGTGGATCTGAACGGGGAGAGGGTGACAAAAGTCCACCTGCAAAATGACACGATGGCTGTGACATGGACACCGCGCAACCGCTCAACGGGTCAGGCTCTCCAGAAAACGCCCGTGCAGCGCCAGATTGAAAGCCATTATCCGGAGCTGGCATCCGGGATGCACTTACCAAAATTCGCCCGCGTCATGAATCCCGTTGAAGCGGTCAAAAGCGGCAATTTCTCCGATCCGTTCCGTCCTCGTTATGCGGTAGATGTGCAGCTGTTAGACGCGGACGGCAACCCGGATAAAGACACGCCTGTTTACTCAGCTGTGCCTCTGCCGGTTCCTATGGCGGGTAACGATTCCGGGATGTTCCAGTTTCCCCCTGAAGGGACGCTGGTTGAAATTGCTTTTACTGGCGGAAGGCCGGATAAGCCCTTTGTGCGGCAGACCGTGCCGGAGGGAACAAGCTTACCGGATATCCAGCCTGGCGAGCAGCTGCAACAGCAGCGTGCGGAAGTGTCGCAGCGCGTTACCCAGGCGGGCGACTGGGTGAGGCAGACAGACCAGACGATCAGTGAAACATCTATGGCGCGGATGGTTAAGGCCGATACGGAGCAGCGGGAGCTGGTCAGCCGGGAAACTACCATTAAGGCCACGGACAAAGTTACGGTGCTGGGCACGTCCACGCTGATGGCCGGAGCCATTCAGCAGGTATGTACGGGTGATTACAGCCAGGCAGTGAATAACCGCGTTGCGAGTATCGGCGGCAATGATGAAACGGACATAGCCGGGAGCCAGTCAGTCACAACGGGAAAAGACCTGATCGAGAAAATTGGGCAGATACGTAAAAGCGTGGCGGCTGTTCAACAGCAGATTATCGCCCCGGTGGTGTGGATTGGTTCTGGTGCCATCAACGTGGCACAGCTGATGCTGGACACGCTGGAGGTGGTGAAAGAGCTGGCAGAGCAAACGGCAAGCCACACGCACAGCAATACAGGAGCACCAACCAACGCGGGAGCCATCCGGAGCACCGGAGCGAAAGCGGACACACTGAACGGCAAATATTCCCCGGTGATTGGCAAATAAGCCATTTAAGACCTGAGCCCGCGCAAGCGGGTTTTTTTATGCCCATCACCCCCAGGCGGGGATGTCTCTTCTCTATCCTCACAAACAGACTTTACCACGCGCAACCTGCAGCGCTCTGGCGTGTTCCATCCTTTCAGGCAGTCAGCGCCACCCTTAAAGCAGATCGTGCCCACAGCAGGGCGCTGGCGCGTCACAGCATGGCAAAAAAAATCTTTCGCAGACAAAAATCGCACTACACCGCACCCGCCTGCGGTTTTTGGATCATAAAAATTTTTCAGTTTTATTTTTCGTCAAACCAGACCGCCAGCCCGCGCCACTGCTGGCGGATTTACGGAAAACCAGAACTGAAAAGATTGAAAAGAATTTCAGCACTTTTCACTTTCTTGGATCTGTTGAGGATCTAATTGCAAACATAACTTCAAGATAATTAATGATATTTTAGATTTTAAGTGAAATGAGACGATCAAATGTTATGGGGCCAGGTGGTAAATAAAAACCCGCATGGCGAGAACTGACGCGGGTTTGGTGATTGTTGTTCTATTTTTTTACTGAAAAATTTGGGCTAGTAAATGCCTTAAAGGTTTAAGACTAAGCACTAAAACAGCGATCCAAGCAAAAGAGTGAGGTAAGTAATGTTGTCCAACTAATGGGGTGTCAAAGAGTCTTGTCGCAAGAAATTTTGCTTCAAAGAATAGGCACTTCCAATAACCAAGGTTTAGAGGCGTAAACTTACCATTCTCGATGTTGCTGGCTTTGGGGCCAAAATGCACATACTTCGCAGTCCCTGCAGAGTCATTTCCAAGGAATGATAGTTTGAATCTACGAACCAATAATCCGCGTTCGTAATGAATATAGTTTCCGGGCACACCTTTGGGTATGGATGGGTCGTTCCATCCCCATTTACATACGGAATAAGCACCCGGAAAGCCAAATTTTTTAGCACTGAAAACACTGTGTACCAAATTGGATGTGTTGACTTTATCCACAATCAATTTGTCGATAGTAGGCCTGTTCTCGTGTAAAGAAAGGACAGTAAAGCGCTGCCAAACAAACAACCAGAAGATAATCAGAATAAGTGGAAAGGTTTTAGTTGCCTGAAGTGAAACCCCCGAGTTTCCTATCGGTATCGAACCTGATACCGAACCAATACCCAAAAAAATAGCTATCAAGGCTAGCGACAACGAGATTAGTAGTATCGATACGGTATTCACTTTGTCCATTTTGACGAGTCCCTCAGGCTCTGCCGCCATTTTACCGCTAATTGCCATGTGTATAGCAATTAAGTTAATGATTTTAAATTTTTATATTAACAGGCAACAAAAAAACACATCTGTAAGATATGAATTTTCATGTTTAATAGCATTCTTTAACCATTCTAATGAAAATCAATTACTTAAGTATATGATCGATCCGAAGTTGTCTTGCTCTTATCTGTAGGGCTTTTTGAATAACGCGTAATTGGTTAGATAACTTATACCCTAATGAAAAAAATAAGTAAGCCGTTACAAGTATGCTAACCATCAAGAAATGAACAAAAAGCACATCACTATTGCTAAAGTCCGCAAAAGACGGCATTTCGAGTCCAAGAGATGCTTTGACTTCAAAAAAATCTAATTTTTGATACATCAAATTACTTACAAGAATGCAGAGTAGGAGGTATGTACTCCAAATCACAGACATACGTACTGTTCTGAATAGGTACAATGACATATAAATTGAGTCCTGCATCAACAGGTGAGCTAGCTGATGCAAATTTCTACGGATGCTCATTCTCCTTTTTTTAAATTTTGAGGAGAAAAGGCTTAAAATTTTCAAAATGCCGTCTTTTATGACTGTACCGAAGATAGAGGCTATCGCACCACCGATCAAAAGCAT